TTGACGAAAATACTATTGTTCAAAATGATTATAAAAATCAAGTGTTGGATATATTGAAAACACAAGACAAAAAGAATTCATTTAAAAACATTAGACAATTGTTAGCAGATTCAAAAGTAACGGACTTTTCTGATTTATTCAGATTGATGTTTGATACCGTAGATGATTGGGGAGCAGGACATATCGCTGAGTGTATATTGATTTTGAGTAAATACCAACAATCAGACGCAGTAGTAGTTGATAAAGAAATCAACATTATGGCTATGTTTGTTGAATTAATAGGGAGTATTAAATGAGTAATCCAAATGGACCGGTGCCACCAAAAGCACCACCACAAATTGACTTAACAGATTCAGATACAATCCAATGTGAAGATTGTGGAAACGCAGCATTTACACCGGCCTTCTTTTTAAAGAAAATATCGGCATTAGTATCACCAACAGGTAAGGAATCAATTGTTCCAATACAAGTTTTTACTTGTGGTAGTTGTGGAAAAGTTCCACAAAATATGTTAGAGTCGGCAGGTTTAGCAAAACCAGGAGTATAATGAACTGGATAAATAAACTTTGGAGACCACAAACAGGTAAAGAAATTGGACTCACAAAGGAAGATACTTTTTTTACCAAAAAGGTATTGGAGTATGTTCATAAGTATTATTACGATAACATACAGATTCGTGAGAAAGCAGATAACATTGAATACTTGGGTGAAAGACCATTATGGTTAAGTCAAACCACAAGTAGAGAAGTTGACCCGAAGTATAATGATATAAATGCACCACTACAAATCCATACTTTCGGAGATAGTTGGACTTATGGTTGGGATATTGAACAAGAAAGAACTTTCACACACTTACTCGGAGATGAACACACTTCAGTATGGAATCACGGAGCAGGTAAAACTGGACTGGACTATGCAGCAAAAAAGATAGCGGAAGTTTATCAAAAGTATAAACATTATGAAAATGATAACTTTTTATATGTAATTACAATTCCACACGCATTTAGAAGAATGCACTTTGACGAACAAAATATTGGTCGTAGAAGTTGGGCAAAGGAAAATGCAGTAAAAGAAACTGAATACAATCACTACCTATACTTTCTACATCATTACGAACTCTTAAATAGTTTAGTTGGAAGAGATAAGATTATCTGGGGAACTTGGGATGCTGAAATACCACACGACAAAATGGATATATTTTTTGAAATACACGACTTCATAGGACCAACTCATCATCCAGGTCCAATCGGTCATAGAAAATATGCAGAAAAGATAAAGAATATTCTTAGAAAAAATGGTTGGTATGGACAAGAAAGTTAAATATAATGTAGACAAGTTCTACTATGAGAATCATAGAGTAAGTAAGAACGGAACTGAAACAGGACTGAACATCTACGAAAAAAATAATGGTAGATTAGAGGGTGGAAGACAACACGACCCAATCTACAATGATGAAAACGTCAGAAGGCAAATCTATACTTTTGGTTGTAGTTGGACTTATGGTTGGGACATAAAGCAAGAAGAAACCTTTACTCATTTATTAGGTGATGAAAACACATCAGTTCATAATTACGGAGCAGGTGGAACAGGTTTGGATTTCGCAGTCAAGACTCTATCAGAAGTTTATATACCAGAATCAAGACGACAAATATTTATTATTACGGTTCCACATTATTTTAGAAGAACTTGGTTTGACGACGACGGAGTTGTTATGAAACCTTGGCAAGTAAAAGAAAAAGTAAATATCAATGAGTATAACAATTATTCTAATTTTCTACATAACTATGAATTACTAAATAGATTTATAGGTTGTGATAAAATTATATGGGGAACTTGGGACGGGGATTTACCAGAAGAATTTTTTGATGTATTTTTTGAAAGAGTAGATTATACATCAGACGGACTACACCCCGGACCAAAAGCACACAAACAATATGCAGAGAAAATAAAAGATGTATTACAAGATAGATTTAAGTAATTACGAACCACGAGAGGTTCAAAATTATCAAGAGGTTACAAACTATAATGATATTAATTCAGAACAGATACAAGTAATATCAGAAGAGTTAGCTGAATTTAAAGATTCATTTGGAAAAGATTGGCAAGAGTGGAATTTAAAAGACCTACGAAGTAGATTAAAAGACAATTGGACATTTTATTTAGTTGAGGGTGGTTGGGCATTTATAGATTGGAATAGAAAATACCCTATGTTATGCCAGAAATATGTGTTTCCAAATCATAGAGGAACAGGTTTAAATTTAGATTTAATATGGATTCGTTGTAATGAAATCAAAAAACAGGGATACAATTACGCAATGATGTTTATAGATGATTGGAACGAGCCAGCAAAATCAGTATTAAAAGAAAAAATATTCACTAAAATGGACTAAATTGATATTTATATATAGGAAAAAATTATGTCAGTACAAACAACAATAGAAAATTATTTAAATTACATCACAGGAAGTGGTGGTGGTTGGCCAACAAATACCAATATTGGTATTTTCGCTGGTGTTGATTACATAAAAGAAGAAACCACGGGTGATATTTATTTGAATGAGATGAATACTGCGTGTGGTGTTTATGGAACTTATAATGACCAAACAGCTTCATTTGATTTAATGGCAGATTATGCAAATGAAAAAGGTTGCACAACTGCATACATTTATGGACAAAATGATAGCGTTAAGTTTAATCCTTCCGATTTTCAACAACCAATAATTAGTTCAAGTTTTGCCAGACACAACATAAGTTGTAATTTTGAATTTGAACAAGATACTTCATTAACATATTTCTCACAAAGAGGTAGTAATGACCATACGGATAGTTTCCACTTGTTTATGCAAACACCTTGGTATAGTGATGACACTTTATTAAACATAGTTAGTGGTTCATTTAACAAGGATACATTTAGAACTATATTAAATTCATCACCAGTTAATTCAAGTTTAATTCCAATATTTAATACAGGTTCTTTTTCAGATTCAAATGCATATCACCCAGACTTTGTAATTAAAAATCCAGCACAAGATGGAACTTCTTATGACAATTCAATTTTATTCCATAAGTATGTAGCAGAGAATAACACATACCAATCTGGTGTGGATAGTGGTTCACTAATTGAAACCTATATTGTTCCAAGTGGTTCAACCATAGGAACACAAGGATATCTAAAATCACCTAAATATGAATACTTAATGACACCAGACAGACAAATACTAACAAAGAAAAAGGATAAGTTAGTATTATCAATAGCACCAAAGTTTATATTGAGTGGTGACAGATACCATATGCAAAACGCACTATTATACTCAACCGCAAGTGGGAGTTTAATTCGTATGTATGATGACTCAACTAAACAAGTTCAAGATGTAGAAGTTGGTGATGTAGTTAAATCATACAAACCAGTTGGAATGCCAGATGAGTTTTTCTTTGAGGACTGGTTAAGTTATTCTACAACAGATTTGAGTGGTTCAACACCATCAGGTTCAGTTGTGGTTAGAACTTTACAAGAGGACTATTATGGATACTACTTAATTAATGATAGTATTAAAGTTCCAGTTATGAAACAATCTATGATGAAAGGTGCGAGATACTTTCTTAAACAAGGAGATACTTGGAGTTGGGCTAAACCAACCGATATAGATACAGGAGATTACTTTTTAAATAAAGACGGAAATGAAGTCGAAATAACATCAAAAACAGAAGTAGCCCAAGAAGAAACATTTTATTCATTAGATGTTGAAGATATCGATACATACTTCACTTCAGATATATTGGTCCATAATATTCCACCAGGTAAATGTTTCACAGGTGATACAATGATTACATTGTTTGACGGAACTTACGAGAAGATTAAAAATATAACATCAGGTATGAAAATTAAAACATACAACGAAGAAACTGGTAGATTACAAAATTCAGTTGTGGGTGATGTAACAAAAATTGAACACGATAACTTAGTTGAGTATAGATTCGATAACAATACTATAATTAAAGCAACAGATGACCACCCATTTTATATCGCTGGTGATTCATATACAGACTCAGATTACAGACCATTAGAATTAGGTGATAAAGTTTTAACTGATGATTTAGGCAAAATAGAATTGATGGGATATAAACCACTCAACACAATAGAAACAACATACAATATAGACAACACAAATAACAGCAAGAACTACTTTGCGAATAAGGTTTTAGTATCAGATGAGTCAGAAACAGAATAACGACTTTTTATATTCAGTTCAAATTCCAAATTTTTTATCACCAGAAAAGTGTGATGAATTATTAAATGACATTATGGAATCTGAAAAGGGTGTAACGGGTTGTGTCGGAGATGAAAAGGGAAATAACGCAGTCATACCGGAGATTAGAAAAACAAGGGAATGGTATTTACGAGAACAGAGTGATAATGATTTCAGACCCGATAAACCAAACAAAGATTGGAAATGGTTACAAGACAAGATGTTTCAAATAGCAAACATTATAAATGATAAAGTATTTCATTTTGATATTGATGCGTGTGATGATGAATTAAAACTAATAGAATATACAAAAGGTGGATTCTATGGTTGGCACACAGATTTTAACGCAGGAACTTGTTCAGTAAGAAAATTAGTAGGAATTGTTCAATTGACAGACCCAAGTGAATATGAGGGTGGTGAAGTTCAGTTCGGTATTCAAGATAAAGATACAAAAGAGTGGTATTCAATGAATCAATTAAAAGGTTCATTAACATTATTTCCGGCATTTCTATGTCATAATGTTGTTCCAATTAGTAAAGGTAAACGATATGTAATCCAAGAGATATTTGTCGGTGACCACTTTAAATAAGGATAAAAATGTATAAACCAATAGATATGGATAGTTTGAAGTTAAATCAAAACTTCAAATGGGTAGTTGAAAAAAGTAATTTCTTTTCACAAGAAGATTGTGATTTTATGATAGAGTATATCGATAAAGAATCTACACGAAAACAAGGACACTACACAGGTGAAGAAAATCCAGTTTGGGAAGAAGAACCAGTTATGGACGATGGTGTTTGTATGTTAAATATCAGTAGAACAACGGAACAAAAATATCTTGATAAGTTTTGGACAGCCATAAAAATAGCAGACCAAACAATTTATAAATACAACATTAAAGGTATTTACGATAATAGACTACAAGCACACAGATATGATATTGGAGATTGGTATAATCCACACTCAGACTTTCATCCAATTAAAAGATTTAGTTCAGTAAAGCTAACTTGTATTGTATTTTTAAATACAGATTATGAGGGTGGAGAATTTAGTTTGTTTGACGGAACAATAGTTGAACCAGAAGTAGGAAAGTTAATAATACATCCTTCATTTGCAGGACACGGAGTATCACCAATTACAAAAGGTAATAGATACTCTTGTGTGTGTTGGGGAGTAGGAGATACTTTTGTATGATACAAAACGACAATTTTAAATTTGTAGTTCATAGAGAGGACTTTTTATCATTGAGTCAATGTCAGAAACTAATGAGATACTTGGAAACAGGACAACCAACTGAATCTGAACTCGCTGGTAATTATGATGATAATATTTTAAACAAAGAAGTTCGTGATAATAAAGAAGTTACAATCAATAATGAAAAACTAAAAAACAAAATAAAAATGGCATTTGAATTATCTAATCTATCTATTTGGAAATACAATATACAAGAAATGGAAAAGGTCAAAATACTACGATACGAAAATGGTGGTAAATACAAATGGCATACTGATTGTGGTTCAAAAGAAACTTCTACAAGAAAACTGACGGCAGTTATACAATTAAGTGATGAAACAATGTATGAGGGTGGAAATTTAGAATTTGGAATTACAGACAAATCAGGTAAAAACAATTACACCGCACCAAGAACACGAGGAAGTATCACAATCTTTCCTGCGTTCTTATCACATAGAGTTACACCAATCACAAAAGGAAGACGATATTCTTGTATCTCTTGGATGTTGGGGGATTGTTTTGTATGAGATTAGCATTATGTATATGTCCACAATGGTCGGTTCAAACACCTTCTTTCGCAATTGGTAGTTTAAAATCACACATCAATAATAAAGATGTCGTTGTAGAACAAATAGATTTAAACATACTATCGTCAATTCACACTAAAGAAAAAAACATAGAAAAGTTTTGGGATTGGGGTAATGATAAACCTTGGAACTCTGAAGCAAATTTTCAAACGGATATATTACCACACTTTAAAGATTTATGGCACGAATATATAGATGAACTATCCACTTATGATGTGGTAGCATTTACTACATATACATCAAATATTATTACAACAGATTATATAGCGAGATACTTAAAACAAAAAAATAAGAATATACAAATATGGTATGGTGGCCCTTACTCTTGGTATTCAGAGTCTGGTGGGTTAGTTGAGAAAGATAATTATAGAGAGTTTGTTGATATCGCTTGTGGTTCGGGAGATGGGGAGAAAATTATCTCTGAATTAGTAAATCGTTATATGGAAGACGGACATTATGAAAATGTAAAAGGTATTTATCGTTGGGATAAAATGACACCAAGTTTTCCTACGGTATTGAAAAGGGGTCGTAGTGGTAGAAAGCCAGTTTTCAATGGTGGTATATTACCACAAAATCTAAATGAATTAGAAACACCAAGTTGGGATACCAAAGTAATAGATGATTATAAAAAATTAGCAGAGTTATTTGACTTGGAAGTTACACTACCAATGCAGACATCAAGAGGTTGCACTTTTAAATGCACATTTTGTAGTGAGACCAGATTATACCGATACAAAAATAATGAAAAGATTGTTAGTGAGATGAAAGGATTACATAAACAAACTGGCATTAATAACTTTTGGTTTACTGATTCTCTAATCAACGGGTCAATGCCATTGTTTAAAAAGCTTGTAAATAAGTTAGAGGAAGAAACAGAAAATGGAAACATACCAAAAATGTATTGGGGTGGACATTTCAGAACACATAAGAAACTTGACGGAGAGTTACTAACAAGAGCAGTAAATGTTGGACTAAATTATATGAATGTTGGTGTAGAAAATGGAGTGAATAAGATACTGGCATTGATGGAAAAAGGACAAACTTCTGATGATGTTAGTCACTTCTTGAAATCAGCTCACGAGAGTAATGTATTTTATAATGCAAATTGGATACCAGGTTATCCAAAGGAAAATCATATGGACTTTATGTTACAATTAAAATTTCTATATGACAACCACAAATACTTTGGAAACAATGGATTGTTAAACTTAATGCAATCAACAGACATTTTAGACCACACACCATTAGATGTTTATAGAGATGACTTTGATGTTTCAAAGGAAAAAACAATTTTAAACGCTTGGACTTCAAATGATTATAAAAATATATTAATGATTAGACATTTAAAAGCATTCTTTATTGAGGTCTTGTTAAATATATTTAACTTTACCAAAGAGGGTGAGGACTTAATAGGAGATGATTTCTCATATGCCACACCAAAAGAAAAGGGTGGAAAACCACCATATTATAGAGCAAGAATTAGAGAAAACTCATTACAAGTTGGTAATATAGATGTAGAACTAAAAGAAGAAGCAGATAATAGTATCTTCACAAATGAGTTTTTACTATCAACAGAACAAAGCAATATTGTAGATTCGATTGAAAATGAAATTATAAAGACGATTAAAGGTTTTGCTTGGGTATTGGTTAATGTTACAAATAAATCTAATATTAACTTTATCATTAGGGATAACTTTAAAGGATATAATTTAAAGGACTCACATTTCAATTGTAATTTCTCTCTCAAATCAAACGGAGATGAATTTGAACTTGATGTGAAATATGGATTTAAGATTTCAAATGTAGATAAACAACTATTTGATGACACAGACAAATTAGATTTTGTTGCAAGAAACAACATATACATTAAAGATAATGTCAGTAAATATCAATATTCAGATGAGGTTAATGAACTTTATCAAGATAGTATGGATTATGATAGACATAAGATGTCATTTCCAAGAACAGAAATGACAAATCAATATTAAAAATATTACATTTTCAGTTTCATACTAACTATTTATTTATATCTAAAAGGTTATTCACTATGAAAACAAAAACACTATTTGACCACATAAAACAAATTACTAATGTTCAAAACCAACATTATTGGGACAACATTACAGACGCCGATAAAAAGACTTGGTCCAATTATATGGTGCATAGATTTTTATCAATGAAACCAGAGTGGATAGAAGTTGTAAATGAAATACAACAATATTGGGAATTGAAACCTAAAACGGTATATCAATTCTATACAAATCTACTACCAAGAGGAAATACATACTTACGATATACTAAATCTAAAAAGAAATCCAAGATAGAAAAGTGGGCTATGGATATATTGTGTGATTACTTTCAAGAAAGTTCACAAAATATTGAAAAAACACTTGACATTATGGGTAAAGATGTTGTATATTCAATTATATCAAAGTATGGTGTAGATGAAAAACAACTAAAAAAAATATGGAGTAAATGATGGCGATTAAAGACGCACCTACAAAAGTAGGAATACCAAAGGCAACCTTAACCAAAGAGGACCAGGAAATGGTAGACACACAAGATGTCGTAAAATATATGGAGAGAACTTATCCTGAAATGACAGGTGAGTTTCTAAAAATACAATCAGAACAATACGAATTGTTTTGTAGAAAACAATACGACTATGGTCCACAAAATATTGCAGTGGGAACTATTCTAAAAACACCAGAGGATATTAAGTTATCGTTGTTGGGTATTTGGTTCAGGTGTAATGACAAAATTGAGAGAATGAAAACATTATTGATGAGAGGAAATAACGCAGTTGAGGGAGAACCCGTAACTGATAGTTTCTCAGATGTATCAAATTATGGAGTAATGGCACAAGTAGTAGCGAGGGGCAAATGGGCAAAATAAGTTATAGTCAATTCAGTATGTGGGACAAATGTCCTTACACTTGGAAAGCAAACTATGTGGATAAAGCAGAGACTTTCAAAGGTAATATTTATACCTTGTTCGGTAGTGCTATTCACGAAACTATTCAAGCATATTTAGTATGTTATTACGAACGAACAATCAAAGAAGCAGACGCTTTACCACTTCAAGATATTCTAATCTATCGTATGAAAGAATTATACAAAGAAGCTAAAGAAAGATATGGTGACGGATTTGAAGTAACCAAAGAAGAAATGGCAGAGTTCACTCAAGACGGATTCAATATCATTGATGAGTTCTTAAAGAGAAAGTCAAGTCATTTCAAAAAGAAAGATACTGAGTTAGTCGGTATTGAAATGAATCTAAACTATGAACTACCAAAAGATATGAGATTCGTTGGTTATATGGATGTTGTTCTACACGACAAGAAAACTGGTCGTATGAGAATCATTGATATTAAATCATCTACTATGGGTTGGAATAAATATATGAAAGCCGATAAGAACAAAACCAATCAGTTGTTATTATACAAACACTTTATGGCAAAACAATTAGAAATATCGGAAGATAAAATAGATGTTGAATATTTAATATTAAAGAGAAGATTATATGAAAATATGATGTATCCACAGAAAAGGATTCAGGCGTTCTCGCCAGCAAGTGGTAAACCAAGTGTTAATAGGGTTATGACAAGGTTACAAGAGTTCATAGATGAGTGTTATGATGACAAAGGTAAAATCATTTCACACGACTATGAAAAATGTGAAAAGCACAAGAAGTGTAGAAGTTGTAAGGATTTAGAATGATAGAACCAGGTTTAAGAATTAAGGTAACGGACTTTTTAGCGACCGAATATGAACAAGAGGTATTTCAGGAACTAATGAAACTGAAACAATTACCGGATATGCAGGGAGTTGGTTTTCCATTATACTTTTGGTATGATAGAGAAAATGAAGCGGTAGACTTGAATACATTAGAACCATTTATTAAGTATTGGAAATCTTCAGGTGAACACGCAACTAAACTTACTATATATCCAGAACTATTTGATACTCAAAATGATTTTATTTGGTATGATATAAGACCAAGAAATTCAATTGACTATTTACCTAACCCAACATTTTCATATCTACAATATTACAGATTCGCATACCTTTATGATGACCCAAAAACTGGAATACTTGAAGGTATAAAAGACTTTTACGAAAAGTATAGTTTTGTAAATTCAAATGATTCATCTGAAACGAAAAAAAGAAAACAAAAAAGAAATGACGATGAAGATAGCAATTATAGGTAGTAGGACCTACACCAATAAAAGAAACATACAGAACTTTATGTTTAGATTAAAAATGGAACATAAAGATATGGAAATCGTTAGTGGTGGTGCAAAAGACGGAGCAGATAAATATGCAAAACGATTTGCATTAGAGTTCGGATTAGATTATTCGGAGTTCCCACCACAACATCAAACTCACAACCAACATTGTGTAATGGAAGCTTATAACTATGGTAAACCATACAATGTTGGATATTATCACAAACGAAATAAAGATTTAGTAAAATATTCAGACAAAGTGGTTGCGTTTTGTAAAGACGGAGAGATTACCAACGGAACAAGGTCTGCATTAGAATATTGTGAAAAAATAAATAAAAAATTCGTTATTTTGAGTTAAACTAACTATTTATTATTGTATATATATGTATATATTAAGAGGAACAATATGAAAGAAGATAAATTAACATCAGTAAAAATTATAGATGAACTATATAAAAAGTTCAAAGAAAAGTCTATTCGTGACGACTTTTCATTACAGAAATTAGTAAATCGCAGTTTAGATTTATTTGTTTATGACGACGAGTTTAAGAAAAAAATTTTAGAATATGAAAACTTAGAGGAAAGTGGTTCAAAATATTAAAAATAAAAGAAGGGTTATATGTCAGATTTAAAATTACCGAAATTAAAAAAAATACAAAAAGCAGAGAAGATTGAAAAGAGGAACAAGAAAAAGATTCTTTTACTATCAGATGACCTAAGAATGTCAAGTGGTGTCGGTACAATGTCAAGAGAGATTGTAGTTGGAACTATTGATAAATATGATTGGGCTCAAATAGGTGGGGCTATCAAACACCCAGACAAAGGAAAAGTTTTTGATATGAATAAAGCTATGGTGGAAGAAACTGGTATTCAAGACGCATCGTTAAAAATATATCCTATTGATGGATATGGTGACCAAGAAACATTAAGAACCATACTTAAAATGGAAAAGCCAGACGCTATTCTACACTATACAGACCCAAGATTTTGGAAGTGGTTGTATGATATGGAACACGAAGTAAGGCAACAATGTCCTATTTTCTATTACAACATCTGGGACGACTTACCTTATCCGAGGTGGAACGAACCATTTTATGAAAGTTGTGATTTGATTATGAATATTTCAAAACAAACACATAACATTGTTCAAAATGTGTGTCAGAAGAAACCAAGAACAGATTGGGATTCAACTTATGTCCCACACGGAATTAATGAAAAGTATTTCTATCCAGTCAAAAATGAAAAAGAAAGATTAGAAATGAACAAAATGAAATCTGAATTATTTCAAGGTAAGGACATAGAGTTTTGTTTATTTTACAATAACAGAAACATCAGAAGAAAGATGACATCAGATACTATTCTGGCATTTAAGACTTTTGCGGATAGATTACCAAAAGAGAAAAGAGATAAGACAGCATTTGTTCTACATACACAACCAGTTGATAACAACGGAACAGACTTACCAGAGGTAGTTAAAGAGATGTGTCCAGACTTGAATATAATATTCTCAACCAATAAATTGTCATCACAACATCTAAATTATTTATATAACATTTGTGATGTAACGATTAATTTAGCATCCAACGAGGGATTCGGATTAGGAACTTGTGAATCATTGATGTGTGGAACACCAATTATCGTTAATGTTACGGGTGGTATGCAAGACCAATGTGGATTCAAGTTAAAAGGTAAACATATTACTTACCAAGATTATGGAGAGATTGAATCACTACACAATTGGAGAGATTGGGAAAACAATGAAGACTTAACTCACGGAGAGTGGGTAAAGCCAGTATGGCCAAGAACTCGTTCAATGCAAGGTTCACCACCAACACCATACATTTTTGATGACAGGTGTGATTGGATAGATGCTGCAGAAAGTATTTCATATTGGTATGAAGTAGGAAAAGAAAAAAGACAAGAGTGTGGAGAAATAGGACACGAGTGGGTTTGTGGAGATGAATCTATGATGAGTGCCAGATGGATGTGTAAGAACTTTGAAGACCATATGAATGTAGCACTTGATAAATTTAAACCAAGAGAAAGATACGAGGTATTTAAAGTATGAACAAACCATTAGTATTAGTTACGGCACCAGTTGAAACTCGTAGTGGATACGGAAACCATTCAAGAGATATTTGTCAGTCATTGATTGAACTTGATAAGTATGATGTAAGAATACAATCAGTTCGTTGGGGTTCAACACCACCAACAGCATTAGAAAAAGATAATCCTATTCATCAAGAGATTGAGAAAAGAATTTTAAGACAACCTTCAATGGAAAGACAACCAGATTTACATTTACATATCGTAATTCCAAATGAATTTCAAGCAGTTGGTAAAGTAAATGTTGGTATGACAGCAGGTATTGAACATACAATACCACCAGCGAGTTGGGTAGAGGGTTGTAATCGTATGGATATGACAATATTCACATCAGAATTTTCAAGAGATTGTTTCAAAAACATACAATTTGATAAACTTGATAACAAGACTCAACAGGTTCAAGGACAACTAAAATTAGAAAAGCCAACTGATGTTTTGTTTGAGGGTGCAGATACAAACATTTACAAAGAAACAAAAGAAATCTCAGATAACTTAAAGGGACAATTCTCACGAATCAAAGAGGACTTTTGTTTTCTATTCACAGGACATTGGCTCGGTGGAAATCTTGGTGAAGATAGAAAAGATATCGGTATGATGTTAAAGGTATTCTATACTATGTTTAAGAATCAGAAAAATCAACCCGCACTTGTATTAAAAACAAGTGGAGCAGGTTTTTCAGTCATTGATAGAAATGAAATAATGAAAAGAATAAATACAATAAAAGATAGTATGAGTCCACACAAATTACCACCAGTATATTTATTACACGGTGATTTAACAGATGAGGAAATGAACCAAATGTATAATCACCCGAAAGTGAAAGCACATTTATCATTTACTCACGGAGAGGGATTTGGAAGACCATTGTTAGAAGCGTCGTTTAGTGGTAAGCC